TAAGAAACAGATGCTCATTGAATGTGGCCCTAAAGAGTATATGAAGTATATGAAAGACGATCCGGTGCGCCCCAACCTGTTTGAAGATAACACCGTGAGATTTGAGGGTTACTTTCGTGTGTACGCAGATGTTGAGCGCACAGGAGACGAGATTAAGACCAACGCCATTGTGTGCGTAGTGCTAACGCCCTTTCTGCCCCAGAGCGAGCAAGACTTGATTGAGCTGTCTGACGGCACGTATCCGCCGGAGGTCTTAAAGGAGTTGCAGAAAAGGCTAAAAGAAGAGGAAGAGTTTAGCGCAGGTACGATACTTTGCCCCTACTCTATATGGAGCTACGCTAAAGGTGCAGGGCGCAGACTCATAACTAACCTACTTGAATCAACTCCTATCCTGCATCCAGATGTAGAGCACGTAATCACAATGTCACCACTTACAGAACAAGCGTACAAGTTTCACAAAAGAAACGGGGCGCAGAAAGTATCTACCAATAAGAGTACAGTCAATTACCAATACGAACTAGGAGAAAGGAATGTCCAGATTCACTGACCCTATGGCTGCTATGGAAGAAGCAGAGTATATGGCAGAGTTACACGACAAAAGTTTTTGCCTCATAGAGACAGAGCCTAACTGTATTTTGGTAATACCAAAGAAAGAACTTAGCGCGTACCCCGGCACGGTATTGGAAACGATTAACCCCACCAGAGAATTTAGTATAGATGACTGAGTACAAACCGTTACCAAAAAGTTGTAAGTGTGGCGCACCTATGGAAGAAGTAATCGGCTATGACGAGGATGAAAACCCTTTACGTGCGGGGTGGTATTGCCTAGAGTGTAAAGACTTCGATAAAGCCATCCTCAGAGAAACTAAAGTAGAGGTTTAAAGATGCAGGATATAGCTTGGTCTTACAGCAAGGTCAGTTCGTTCAAACAGTGCCCGAAGAAATACTACCACGTCTACGTAGCTAAGGATGTAAAGGATAAAGGTAACGCCGCTACTCTGTACGGCAACCAAGTGCATAAGGCTGCGGAGCTATATATAGCTACCGGCAAAGAGTTGGAGCCGGAGTTTAGTTTCATGCAAGGTACATTGGATGCGTTCAACAAAATAGAAGGTGAGAAGCACTGCGAGATACGTTTCGGGGTGAGTAAGGAAGATGGGGAATACGGCCCCACTACGTTCTTCAGTAAGGATGTGTGGTATCGGGGTATCGCTGACCTACTAATCATTAACGACAACAAGGCTTTCATCGTGGACTACAAGTCCAGTAAAAGCAGTCGGTATGCCGACACCAAACAGCTAGACTTACTTGCAGGCGCTACCTTTGTACACTACCCACAGGTTGAGGTTGTTAAGTCTGCCCTGTCCTTCGTCGTGTGTAACGAGTTTGTCAGTAAGGAACACACTGTTGACATGTACAAGTCGTACCTAAGCGTATTTGATGACGAACTGGAGCGCATAGAGGCAGCCAAAGATAATGACGTGTGGAACCCCGTACCGAGTGGACTATGTGGATTCTGCCCGGTGACTAAATGCCCTCACCACAGAGACTAACATGCGTCCCATATACGAGACATCTGAAGACCGGCAGAAAGAGCAAGACGTGTTTGCGATGGTTGCATATACTTTCGGATGTGTATGTATAACAACACCTAAGCTAAGTGTAGCTGACCGGCTACTGTGTAGCACGGAAGGGGTATTGCTTGGCATAGTGGAGCTTAAGATACGCACTAACCCCTACGCGAAGTATCCTACATATATGCTGAGTGCAACTAAGCACGCGCAACTGATGGACACTGCACGAGCCTTGAAAGTGCCCGCGTTTTTGGTTGTTAAGTTTAGCGACTCAGTGAAAGTAACTCGCCTGAAGGAAGACTACCCTACTAGCGTAGGCGGTAGACGGGATAGGGGCGACAGCAAAGACATCGAACAATGTATATTTATACCTATTGAAGAGTTCACAGACGCAGGAGTAAAACATGACTAAGAAGCGAAACTACAAGAAGGAATACGAGAACTACCAAGGCAGTGAAGAGCAGAAGAAGAAACGTGCTCAACGCAACGCTGCCAGACGCAAGGCCATGCGAGAAGGTAAGGTTAAGAAAGGTGATGGCAAGGATGTAGCTCACAAGAAAGCTATGGACAAAGGCGGAAAGAACTCTGATGGTACTAGAGTAGAGAGTGCGTCAAAAAATAGGTCGTTTAAGCGGGACTCTAAAGGCAATCTAGTATCTGAAACCAGCAAGAGAGAACGCAAGAAAACTAAATGAAAATAATACAAAACAAAGCAGTAGTCTTAAAGACTAAGCGCCCCCATCTTGTTACTGAGTTAATAGACAGGTACAAGATAATCACAGAGCAGGACGGTTTATACAAGATCGCCGTCCCGTGGGAGCTACGAGAGGCTCAGGCGCTGGCCTCCCTGAAGATAAAAGACGTGCCTTCACCAATGCAAAGGGACTACCAGTTTACTGGCAAGTATGCACCTTTTGCCCACCAGAAGGACACAGCCTCTTTTCTTACTCTACACAAGAAGAGCTTTTGCTTTAATGAGCAGGGTACAGGTAAAACTGCTTCAGTAATATGGGCAGCGGACTACCTGATGCAGAAAGGGGAGATTAACAAAGTGCTTGTGATATGCCCCCTGTCCATTATGAAGTCAGCGTGGCAGGAGGACTTGTTCAAGTTTGCAATGCACAGGACATGTTCTGTGGCGCACGGTACTGCCGCGCAGCGAAAGAAGATACTTAAACAAGACGCTGAGTTTGTAATTATAAACTTTGAGGGTGTTGCGGTAGTTAAGGAAGAGGTCATGCAGGGTGGGTTTGATCTCATTGTTGTAGACGAGGCGAACGCGTACAAGAATGCACAAACAAACAGATGGAAGACATTGCGCGACATAGTTGCAGCTACACCGTGGCTATGGATGCTTACAGGTACGCCCGCAGCACAATCACCCGTCGATGCGTTTGGCTTAGCCAAGCTAGTCAACCCCGAGAACGCACCCAAGTATTTTGGACACTTCAGGGATAAGGTGATGTACAAGGTGTCGCAGTTCAAATGGAGTCCAAAACCTGACGCAGACAAAACTGTACACGAGGTGCTTCAGCCTGCTATAAGATTTGAAAAAGATCAGTGCCTAGACTTACCCAAAGTTACGCACACAGAGCGGTACGCACCGTTGACTAAACAACAGGCGGCATACTACAGAGTCCTTAGAGACAAAATGATGATGGAAGCGGATGGGGAACAAGTTACCTCTGTCAACGCAGCCACTAACCTCAACAAGCTACTACAAATATCGGGCGGGGCAGTCTATACCGACGATAGGCAGGTGCTGGAGTTTGATGTCAGCAACCGACTCAAGGTGATAAAAGAAGCAATCGAGGAGTCGTTAAACAAAATATTGGTATTCGTGCCTTTCACTCATACTATAGAATTACTTAGCGAGTTCCTCACCAAGAACAAAATAAATTCAGAAATAATCTCTGGCAAAGTGTCAGTCAACAAGCGGGGCGACATAGTTAAACGCTTCCAAGAAGGCGGTGACACACAGGTGCTAATCATTCAGCCACAGGCTGCCTCACACGGGCTAACCCTAACGGCGGCCAGTACTATAATTTGGTATGCACCTGTTACTAGCGTAGAGACATACCTACAAGCCAACGCACGTATCGACCGGCCCGGTCAGAACAGCCCAATGACCATTGTTCACATACAGGGGAGCAAGGTCGAAGAAAAACTATACAAGATGTTGCGGTCTAACATAGACCACCACCACAAGATCGTCGATTTATACAAACAAGAAATAAATGCTTGACAGTGTAAAGCCAACTGCTAAACTGGTCAGCCCTTTACATGGAGGAGCTATGAGCAATACAGCAGATAAATTAGCCGCCGCATACATAGCTATGCGTGAAGCTATTAAACAGAAAGAAGACGAAATAAAAGATATTAAAGAGCAACAGGAACAGGTTACAGCTAAAATATTAGAACTCTGTGAAGAGCAAAATATAGACAGTTTAAAAACCCCTGATGGCACAATAACACGCAGAGTCCACACACATTACTGGACTAGCGACTGGGATAAAATGTACGAATTCATAAAAGCAGAAGACGTAATGCACCTATTGGAAAAGCGGGTACATAACGGCAACATGAAAGACTTTTTGGAATGTAATCCTGACGTTGCACCCCCCGGCCTGCAAGTAAACCGCAAGCACTTAATATCTGTACGCAAGCCGAGTAAAAAGTGAACAAGCTAGTTGTAAAGAACGGAGGGTTTGTAAACCCTTTCCGTAAGGGGGACGCTTCCCCTTCGATTCAGGTAATCGTGACTGATAGCGGTACGTTGTCTAGGAGTTACTACGAAGGTAACACCTTGCACTGCTGGTCGTTCGACATGGATTACCCTGATGAGAATGTCCTCATACACAACAAGCAGTCGCAGCGTTGTATGGACTGCGATAAAAGCATTAAAAATGCACACAGGGGAGCGCAGTGCAGACTATTCAGTACGATAAAAGTGGTTGTGTTTGGTTATCCCGAACTAGAGCTGAGGCTACCTGCTACCAGTCTGTTTGGAGAACAAGGCCACCGCCTACACTTTTATAAGTACGTGGAGTATTTAGAGCGCAACCGAGAAACTGTCGGTAGTGTCCTAACGGAGATACAGCTAGTGGAGCATTACAACACCCACAAGATGTATTTCAAACCAGTTCGATCTCTTAGTGAGAGAGAACTTGCAGATGTACAACAGCTTTCCGAAGCTGCGAACTTAACCAACCCATTTGAACAAAAGGATATAGATATGGCGAATTATACGTCGCACATAATTAGAGGGGTAGTTGCTAAATACCCTCGTTTGGATAAGCCCTACAAGTACGACCCCAAAGCGGGAGCCAAGGGTAAAAGTGTTCCATGTGAGGCTACAGAAGATGGGGCTACCTACTCTCTTAGCTTTGAAATGCAGGAAGATCAGGCTAAGGAACTGTATAAGTTAATGCAGACCGCCTACGCCGAAGCACCGGGACGTGATAAGACTTGGCCTAAGAAGCTGGAGATGCCATTCACTCAGAACGAAGATGGTACTTTCACTGGCAAGTCTAACTTTAAAGCTGCATACAGCGGTAAGCCTACTGATCCACCTACCCAGTATGACTCCAAGAACACTGTTCTCGGTGAGGACTTTATGCTCACTAGTGGTAGTACAGTAAATATAGCTGTGGAGATGATACCGTTTAAGATGGCAACCACAGGTGTATCTTTGCGACTGCGTGGGGTACAGGTACTGGAATACGTACCGTATAAGCCACCTTCTCCGTTCGGTGAAGAGGAAGGTTTCAGCAATGGTGACCAAGGCGTTAAGGTTGTCAATTTGTTTGAGGAAGCTGAAGGCAGCTTCTCTGCTGACGATGTTGCTGATGATGATGATGCGGCGAAACCCGTTAGTAAACGTAAAAGTAAGAAACCACAGATAGATGATGATGATGATGATATTGAAGACATTATCAGCGCGTGGGGTGGGGGTGACTAATGAGCTACGGCTATACGTCACGTATAGACAAGCTGAATAGAACCGCTAATAGATCCTCGCTGGGAGTCAAGCTCGGACGCTGGTGCATCAAGAGAGATGTGTCGGTGTCTGAGATTGCCTTCCAGTTAGGAGTCAGCAGGCAGACTGTCTACAACTGGTTCGACGGTACACATGAACCAAACCCAGAAGTATCACCAATAATAGAAGAACTACTAGCTGAACAAACATGATGGAAAACTTCGACCTCATAGATTACGTCGTCCCCAAGGGCGGCATATACAATGTGGTCGGCATGAAAGATGGTAGGCTTATACCTAAGTTTACCTCTGATAAAGATGCAGCATACGAAATAGCTAACGAGTTCTCAGAGCAGGGCATGGATGTGTACTTTGCTCTGGGTAAACTGAAAGAGCAAGGCAACAGGAAGGTAGAGAATGTAGAGTCTCTCGGCGCTATCTGGCTAGATATAGATTGTGGTGGGGACAAAGCAGAGGAAATAGAACCTTCCACAGGGCTACCCAAAGGTTATGCCAACCAGAAGGAAGGACTGCTAGCACTTAAGAGTTTTTGTGAAACAGTCGATCTACCTGAACCAACCATAGTCAACTCAGGGTACGGCCTGCATGTCTATTGGGCATTTAACGAGGAAGTACCAACTGAACAGTGGTTGCCCATTGCTAAGCGGCTAGAAAAAATATGTGTTGCTCAGAAGTTTTGTGCTGACCCCAATGTGTTCGACGCCTCTCGCATACTTAGAGTGCCGGGCACATACAACCAGAAAAGGGATACCCCTAAGCTAGTAAAGGTAATCAATCCAATACCCGCAAGGCACGCACTCAACGTTATACGTGGTTTGCTGGGGGTAGATTCCAACGAAACCATCGAAGTAAAGAAAAATAGTGGGCCGCGTGTGTTAGACCCATTACAGAAACTACTCGATGAAAACCAGAACTACAGGTTCTCCAAGATAGTCGGCAGGTCAGACCCGTGCTTGCAGTTGAAGGACAGTCTGATTAACCGTGCAACTCTATCTGAACCCCGCTGGTTCAACGCGCTGTCAGTAGCTAAATTTTGCTCTGACGGTAGTAAGGCCATACACTCGTTGTCTGTAGGGCACCCTGACTACGATCCCGAGGCTGTAGAACGTAAGATCACTGGTATAAAAGGCCCACATTCTTGCGAGGAGTTCGACAAGAATAACCCCGGTATATGCAAAGACTGCCCACACAAAAAGGACAAGTCTATAAAAGGCCCGTATAACTTGGGTCGTACCATACATAGGGCAGCCAGTAGTCCCATCAACAGCTTTGAACCTTATTTCAGGGGCGAGAAAGGTGGCGTCTATAAGATGGATGAAGAAGACCCGGTATTCGTATACGAGCATGACTTATATCTGAAGAAGCAGATGTGGGATGACGAGTATGGGTTTGTGTCTGTGTTTGTTTTTCACTCTCCTCATGATGGAGTACGTGAGTTTAAAATACACAACGAGCACCTAGAAAAACGTGTGCTGCTGAAAGAGCTTGCACGTAACGGAGTAGTGGCTGGTACTGGAAACAGTGCTGCCCTACATGAATATGTAGTGCGGTCTATACAGATATTACAGACCAAGGAGAAATCAGAGATTATGAGAAGGCAATTCGGCTGGGCCGATAACAACACGAAATTTATTGTAGGTGAGCGAGAGATCACCGTGGACGGGGTTTACCACTCCCCTGCCTCAAGTGTTACCAAGGCGTATGTAGATTATTTTGAACCAAGAGGCTCACTGGAGAAGTGGCAGGAAGTGTTCAATCTGTACAACAGGGAAGGTCTGGAGATACACGCGTTTGCCGCACTCTCAGGCTTTGGCTCTACTCTACTAGAGCTTACCGGGCAGAAGGGCGCTATCCTGAACATGATACACCGGCACTCAGGTACGGGTAAGACAACTATACTGCGTATGGCGAACAGTGTATGCGGCAACCCCGAGGGACTGCTAGGTAACCCGAAGGACACCGCAGTGGCACGGGTAAACAAGCTAGGCATACTGAACAGCATTGTCAATACTGTAGACGAGCTGACAAACATAGACCATGAGGCTCTTAGTGACTTTGCTTATGAGGTATCGCAGGGTAAAGGTAAAGACAAGGGAGACAGGTCGGCCAACGCTAATCGTGTGAACAACACTACATGGCGTAACCTGACACTGAGTGCGTCCAACGCCTCCATGCA